TTCGCTTAATGTGTTCGTGATAAAAGTATGTGCCAAACATTATTTTCCTTATGGAGTGCTTGCATGCTATTATTCATTAGGAAGCCACCAACATGGTTCTAAATACATTTTTAAACACTATCAGGTGAAGAAAACGGATTGCTCTCACTGAAGTCAATTATGTCATCACTACGATCTTCAAATACAGAATTCTGAGATAGCGGCTCTTGTGGAATAAATTTATCATAGTCATCATCGTTATCAATGTTATAGATTTTAGTAATTTCCCATGTATCATTAGCACGTACAAATGCACCGCCGACTTGGAATGTTTTAAGCTTACCGTCTGACGACTGTATATTAGTTATGTATAGGTCAGATACTCGTGGGATTACGTCAAGAGCAGATATCTTGACATAGTCAGATACTTCGCCAGTGATAGTTACGCCTGTCGATACTACTTGAGATACTAGTTCGCCAATCTTAAATCCAGTCGTGCCACCGCGTATTTCAATAACGGTCTGTGGCCCATATGTTGACTCAAATGTATCAATAGATGAAATGCCAGTATCAAATTTTTCTGCTGCATATTCAAACAGTTCACATTGCATTTCATATGTTGGTAAATTTGACAATTGATAAAATGGAGACTCATGCTCAACAAATTTAATTTCAAATATGCTTTTTGATAATGGTAAGTAAATTAGGTCGCCTTCGCGTGGCCGTTCTTCACGGATAGCATTATCATCGATGCTAACCAAACGAGAAAATTGTCTGCGTGATACAATAAATGTTGCTTGATCTCGAATCTCTAGACCAAACTTTGAATATAGATTGCCTTCTCCGCCAAAGCCTTCTGTATCGCTAATGTACATTTCAATTACATATGCACGAGCATACTTCGAATATTCTTCATTAAGAATTTCGTCTGGCGTAACTGTTTCACGTGGTATGTAATAGACATCTTGTCCATACATCTTTAGTGATTCAATGATAAGGTCTTCATAGAGCATTTGCTCTGTGCGAACCTTAGGGCTGAAAAAAACATTTGTAGGCATTATGCTACCTTATTGTACACAAAGACGTTTTGACCAGAATCAAATATCTGATAGTAATTTTTACTTTTCATTATTTGTACCTCGGTCATTAACTTATTATCTTCATTACTTATTTTATGTTTTTGCGTCTGATATCTTGTTAGTATATTACCTTTAACATTAACCCAAAAATAATTTGGTGCCGATGTATCAATCAAATTAAATCCTAATGAACTATACATATTTCCATTAAATAACCGACGTTGAGCATATGAAATTACTGTATTAGGATTGTGCTGCTTCAAAAAATGTTTAAACAATTTTGATGCTCCACCTACTACAGTATGACCTAACTTATTACAATATCTTAGTAACTCAAATTGATATTTTTTATTGAATCTTGATTTCCCAAAACTTATACAAGCAATGATTTCATTATTAGACACTAGTCCATATTTAATCTTTGCATTAACCTTTCCTTGTATATGATTTGTATTACAAAAGTCAAAGTATTCTATATTAGACAATTCACGTATGCTGCATTGGCGTGCATATACTTTTTTGTTTAGCCCTAAAGCTGCGCCCAATATTGAAAATACAATATCACGCTTAAGTTTAAACTCATAGTCATAAAAATGTAATAGCCTTATATTCTTTGCCTCACATTCTTTTGTTTTATCATAATGATAGTACTTATTATTAACTCGTGTATTACAATGCCAATATATACCGTTTACTTCAACTGCAACATTAGCAGCTGGTATGAATACGTCTAGTTCTTTAGGTTTAATAATCTTACGAGAATTACTTAATACATCAAACCCATGATGTTCTGCAAATTCTTTGACATCATATTCATGTGACGAGCTTGACTTAGGCAAAGACACTGAAGTATTATTTCTAATAAAGGTACTGATATAATCACGTGAACATTCAAGGTGAGCCGCAAAGTGATGACTAGTCCAACCTTCTGCAATTCTTGCCTTTACCCAGTCTTCGTCTAATAATTGTTTCTTTTTATCACTAAACTTTTTATCTAAAATATCTGCACGAAGATCACGCTTACGCTCTGGTGTAGACATCTTATGTAATTCAAGATACTGACGTAATCTTTCATGTGGTATATTATACAATGCTGCAACTTGCCGTATAGTGCTCAATGAGTTTTCATTATAATAATTTGCTGCAGCAATTACACTTGGTAAAACCGCTGCGGTTATTTCTTCACCGCGTTTTTTGTTTTTAGCAGAATTACGAATAGTATTTTGTGCACTTAATTGTTTATTATAACAAGCTTGACCACAATACTTCAAGTAACCTTCTTTAAAAGATTTTATGTCAGTGAGTGGTTTGCTACAAATTGTACAATTAGGCGTGCTGATGCCATGCAACTTGTTATAAACAACAGTTCTATCAATTTTAGCTTTAAAGGTCGACAGCTTACGACCAGAAGGGTTCCTTCCGGTTAGCAGCATATCGTATGTATATTGTTCAGCAATGTTCATCATAATATTATTTATACCAGAAAATTATCCTACGAAAAACATAGGCGGGTATTCATGTTTGAGCTGAATTTCTTCTTCAATTTTTTGGATTTCTGCATTAGATTCTTCAAGAATTCTTTGAGCATTAATTGTTACGCCACCAGGAAGTTGCATATTCTCAAATTTGCTAAGGTTCTGTCCCCAGTTCCTTTTAATCAGTGCAGTAGCATACCGCTTCAAAAACATATCATTGTAGATATCGACAAATGAATTCGGGTCTACAATACGATATGCCTCAACAATAATCCAGTCATCCAGTTTAACGGTGGTACCCCAGTCAGTATCAATGTACAAACGGTTCATATGACGATTATATCTAATCTGTTGTTCACCATTAAAAACCATATCAAGAGTACTTAAATACGACATGGTCTGAACATAGTTAGTAACAGAACCTGCATGACGAAGATCAAATATATCGTTTAAGAACATTTGATATTTTGCAGAAAACATATTTGATGTCATACCGCTTTCGGCTAATGACATTATGCGTGTCACGACAGTAATTGCATCTGGAATATTGATGTACTGATTAACCATATCAGCTTCTGTAATCTTATGTTTATGGAATAGCGGATAGATTGCATCAGAATGATATTCTTGAAAGAACTGCAGAGCCTCGTCAATACGATCTTCTATTTGTTCTTCAGATACATTAACCTCAAGTACTGGTTCGCCAAGATTGCGAAGGCAATATTCGATTAGAGTTTGACGTGATGTTGGTATTGCCATAATTGTTCTCTTTATTTATTACTAATACATTGTTGATATTCTGCTTCACGACGAATCGTCAAACCACGAAGTGGTGCACCCTTGAACTTGTCCCATCGTAGAATTTCTTTACAGGCACCGTCATAGTCACCTGCATTTAGTTTACGAACCAGAGTAGAACGACAAAACGCTGAGGAGCCGATATTATATGAGAGTGAAATAAATGCATCATACTCATATTGATGAAGCGGAACCGTGACGCATTGTTTTAGAGCGCCTTCAAAGTTTTTGATGTCATCTAGTTTTCTTTGTAGGGCAAGGACTGGGTTTGTACTATCGCCGAGCTTGACACCTTGAGTGGTGCCAAATCCGATTGTCGGTACATCGCCTGGGACTGGTATGTATGCCCTTTCCTGATAGCCTTCATGCACTGCCAGACCGACCAGAGCCGATGCACTAAGTACTAGAGTTGCGATTCCAGCACGAGTCTTATTTTGGAGTTTCATTATTAGTCTAAATCTTTTTGTACAACAATACGTGAAATAAAAGCACCTGCCACTGCAGAGAGTGTAAGAATAGCAAATACGTCTTTGGGTATCTCGTGTTCGAACATTGGCAATACTACCTCTGCGGCAGTAAGAATACCCGCGATCACAATGAACTTAATCGACCATGCTCGCTTTAGGATTTCTAACCAATGTGTATCTAATTTCATTATTGTTCTACTGCCCCTTCAAGTGGAGTCAAATCTTGATCTTCTGTCCAAAAGTCTTTTGCCAACATGATCTCTAAATGATCCACATTACGCTTGACTGTATCTGCCCAGTCTTCATCAGTCATGCCTACGGGTTGACCATTATTGATTAAATTGACCGAGTCCATGGAGGCATCATAATGACGTTGAACCTGTTCTGGGGTGATGAGTATAGTTGTATCGTTCATGATGTTATTCCTTTATAGTTTATATTAGTAATATTTATCCCCAGACTCTGTGAGGATGTTCTGGCAATATTGAATAGGGTTCAAGTGCCGTGATGTCTTCTGAACCGACTACTCGAGCATTGACATGCCACCCATCTTTTGCGACAGGCACGTAGCCTTCAGGCAATGGGTCAGGCGCAGGTTCGTAGATCACGCCAATCGTGTCGATGTTCACATAGTTCGGCAC